GCCAGACGAGAGCACGTTTGCGACGACCCATTCGCTAGCTCCGCTGCGGCGATAGAGGATCTGAAGCAGCGCCCCGCCGGTCGGCATTGCCGGAGCGGTGATCGTGATGCGGGCTAGCGCCGTGCCGTCGCTGGCGAGGTACGTGGTCTCGCTTGAGAACGTTGGCGCGCTGGGCGTGCTCGGAGGCGTGAGGTCAACGGAGCCGGGCGCAATCTTATTTGCCGTCGCATTGGCCCGACTCGAAAAGCCGCTTACGTTTTCAAGAAGATCGTATGCGGTAATCCAGTAATAATACGTTGTACCTTCTACAACCTCGGTGTCGACAAAGCGCGACGCGCGGACCTCGGCAATCTTGTCCGTGTTCGCGTTGGCCGGGGTCGTTCCGGTCGTGTTGCGGTACACGCCGTATTCGGAGAGATCGGGCTCGGTGTTGTCAGCCCAGTCCAAAGAAATAGCTTTGCCGGTTCCTGCGGTTGCGATTAATCCAGTCGGCGTACTTGGCGCAGTTGTGTCCTTTTGAACCGTGACCGATCCGCTGACGTATGCGGTAGCCACTTGAAAGTAAGACAAGCCATAGATGCGGACATCATAAGTTAGTCCGATCTTTACGTCTGACGAAATGTAATCCGTTGTTCGGTCTCCCGGCACGGTCGACCAAGTCAACCACGTTGAACTTGTGCTCTCCTTGTATTCGATGCCGACCGACCCGCCGCTCTGGATAAACTCTTCGGCCGGAGCGGACCACGAGACCTTGATGCGCGGGAGCGCGGTGCCGTCCGCCTGCACCAGCTGCGTCGTGCCGTCGGCGACGAGCGAAAGGTTGGTCGGTGCGCTGAGCGCGAACGGATTCGGCAACGTCGTGGTCGGCGCGTTCGCCATCTCGATTTCGTCGGTGACGTCCCAGTCGTAAACGGCGCTGGCGGTCTCGCGCAGCGTCATCTCGACGGTCAGCTGCGGCGGCTCGCCGTCGCTGGCGAAGTGCCAGTCCATCACCTCGAAGACCTTGTTCGTCCAGCCGAACTTGGCGTTCGTGATCATCACGGTATCGCCCGCCCGCAGCTGCATCGCGTCGAGCTTGAAGCGCGCGGTCATCGTGATCTCCTGCCGGGCGCGGCGCAGTTCGATGCGCGATAGCCGCTGCGCGCAGGAGCTCGAGGTCGTCAGCGGGAGGATGACGTCGCGGTAATACCGGATGTTTCCGTCCTCGGCGTAGTAGGTCGAGGAGACGAGCGGCGGGAAGTCGGTCGGCTGCCACTCGGACTTGGCCGAGACGAAGACGCCCTTGACTGCGTTGACCCGGTCGCGCGCGCTTGTCTTCGTCTGCACCTGCACCGCGCCCGCGAAATCGCCCTCGCTCAACGTCACGGTCGGGATGCGGTAGCCGCCCGCGTATGGCACGATCTTGCCGCCGCTGTAGGCAATAAGCCCGCCCATCGCGGAGAGCAGCTTGCCGATGTTCTCGTCGGGCGAGGCGCTCGTGAACAGCACGCCGTTGGCCTCGTAGCGGTTTTCGTAGGTCGTCGGTGACGCAGGCAGGATCTGCACCTGCTCCTCGCATATGTTGGCCGCGGCGGTGAAGGCCGTGTCGTCCATCTCGCTGCCGTCCATCGCCATACCGAGGCGCGTGTCGGTCAGGTAATCGCGCAGGCAGAGCGCCGCGTTTGCGGAGTAAACGGTCGTCGAGGTCCGCGGATCCCAGACCTTCTTGCCCTTGACCATCGCGGAGACGTTCGGGATGCCGCCGACCCAGATCTCCTCGCTCCAGACAAGTCGCACGTACAGGTAAGCGATGCCGCGCAGGCGGTGATTGCTCGTCCATTGGCCGTTGGTTAGGCCGGAGGTCGCGGTCTGGAGGTTCGTCTCGACGGTCTGCGTATCGCTGCCGAGCTTTTTGTAAATCTCGGCGTAGCCAGCGAAGCGCCCGCTGGCCGCGGAGCCTAATCCAGAATAGGTGGGATCTGAAAGCGCGAGCTCGTCGTTGAAATAGATATCGCCAATGCCTTCGACCTCGTGACCTGCCAGCGCGATGACAAGGTGCAGATACTCGTTTTTCGTGCCGGTCGTGGAGATGTAAACCATCGTCCCCGAGACCCGCGTCTCGCCGTAGATGATCTGCCGCGCGGATACCGGCGAGCGCACCATCTGCGTGCGGTCGGCCAGCGAGGCATCGCCAAAGCCCGGCGGCTTTTTCTGGAGCAGCTTGCTCGCGCCCATCGAGGCCGCGGTCACCGCGATGAAGTTCAACGTTGCCGTGATCGCCTGCGCGACCGCGACGTTGTTGAAGACGTTCATCAACGCGATCCAGACCGTAGGGTTGGCGAAGACGGGCATAAATCAAAAGCGCCAGCAGGAACCGTGCGGGAAGTCCACGAACCGCAGCCCGTCCTCCGCGACGAACGCAGCAAGCGCGCCGATGCAGACGCCGAGGCCCGTGCCGTTGCCGACATCGCGAGCGATCACATCACCGCGACGAGCGAGCGAAGGATGCACGACCTTTCCGCCTGCGCGCTCGAGCATTGCCTCGACGCCGCCGCCATCCTTCACGAACCGCAGCGCGGGCAGCGCGCTTGAGTAGCGCCCGCGGTAGTCCGCCGCGATGTCGCGCCCGGTCGCAGCGAGAACCCAGTCCGAGGCGAATAGACAGCAATCGTTCGAGCCCCACGCAAACGGCATCCGCCTCCGCTCCTCGATGAAGCGGGCGAGCAGCGCGGCCTTGTCGGTCGTCGTCATTCGTAGCCGGTGCCTTCGGTGCCGGTCTTGTCGCCGCCGTCCCAGTTCGTCGCCTGCGTCTGATTGGGGTTTCCCCAGTAGATCGGCTTTTCTTGGATGTCGTTCACGAATTCGAGCCCGACATCGCCAGCAAAAAGGTTCTGCTGCTCCTCGTCGGTGTACCGGATTTCGCGCGGTCGCTTAAAGTCCATCAGCCGAGACTCCGCGGTCATCGTGATGTCAGCCGACTGCCCGTCGTCGCTGATCTGCATCACATCCATCTTGCCCTGAAAGACGGTCACCGGCGACGAGATCAGCGTCCCGGCCGTGGGCGAGAGCGCGCCGAATAGGATCGTGCAGGCTCGGCCTTGGTAATTCTCCGTCAGCGCCAGCGCAACGTTGGCCGTCGGCACGCCGGAGAGACGCATCGAGATACCACGCGCCGCGAGGTCGGTCGTCTCCTCGACGGGCGAGATCGTGCCAAGCGTGCCGATGCCGAGGTAGGTGACGCCTCCGAATCCGATCGAGCCGTAGCCGGACCACAAGTAAACCGGCGTCGAGAACTGGAGGTTGGCGAGGAGTATCGGAGAAAGCTGCGTCGCGGTAACCTCGGTCACCATCGAGGCGGAGAGCGTGCGGCCTGCGGTCGTGATGCTCATCAGGCGACCTCCTCCACGATGCTGAAGCTCACGCCGTAGATCGACGCGAGGTCAATCGACCAGTCGGTTTTCGGCTCGGCCAGCCGGAAGACGCCCTTGGCGTTTGCGTAGGTGATCGCCGTCCCGCCCGCGTAGCTCGAGCGCAGGACCGGAAACAGATCCACGCTGCTCGAGGAGTTCACTTGCACGACCTTGTAAAGCGAGGTCGAGATCTGGAGCCAGTCGCCCAGCGCGAAGGAGCCGGTGGCTCCGCCGAAGGTCAGCGTCGAGGTGTTAGCCGTCGCGCTAGTGACGGTCAGCGTGCCGGTCACTCCGCCTCGGTTCAGCGGGTTCGCGTAATCTTGGAAGTAGAACGTGCCACGCTGCGCCGCCAGCAGGAACGCGATCACCGCCTCCGCGTCCGCGCGCACCATCGATGGGCACTCGACCTGCCCGAGCCACGCCTGACCCGGCCAATTGTATTGCTGGATCTGGTAGGTGAAGGGCGAGATATTGCGCGAGGTCGCGCTCGCGCCGGTCAGCGAAAGCCGCGAGATGCGAAACGGCGAGGGCGGCGTGAGCGGGTAGGTGAGAGCCATAGGTCAGGCGAAGGCTGCGCGATAAGCGCCACCGCGGCGCACCATATCGGGGATCTCGGCCTTGAGGCGCTTCCGCTCTGTCTCAAGGATCGGCACGAGC